GTCGAGTCCCCACCGGGAGCCACAAGCCGACCAATATGCGTATGATACCTCTATCATGGCGCAACATGACGCGTGTGGTTAAACGAATCGCCCAAAGGGCAGACTCGTCTTCCCGGTTCCGCAGGTTTCTCCTAGAGTTGGAGGCTGCGGACGGTAGGAGTGTTGTCAAGCGTGAGAGAGTGACCACCGTTAAGACCCACTACTTAGCCATTAGAACATCTTGGACTTTAAGACACGGAGACCCCACAGTCTGGGGTGACCGTAGTCTCAAGATATTCGCCAGGTTTTGTAGCTTCCTTAACAAGTGTTTCCGAGAGGGCCCGAAGGCCCTCAAGGACTTCTCCCACAGTTGCAGGCAACTTGCCCTAACCAACCATCGGTTACCATTGAAGGTTGCTAAGAAGGCATTCTTAGCAAGCACAATAGGCCGTGCTGTAGGTTGGCGGGTAAGCCAAGAGCAACTTGACAACGCGATTCTGGAGACGGAGAAAAGGTGGTCCGTGGAAAGGGGATGGGATACATCACTCATCCCTGCTCTCGATAAGTACATAGAGAGCCTTCCACTTCACACCCTTTCTGGTGAAGAGTTACTACCCCCACTACCAAACGCAAGCGCATGCCTGTCCCACTCCCGAAGGAGGGGAGGGACAGCATGTGCCCTTGTTGAGCGGCAGAGGCAGCGTGACCTTGATCTTGCTTCCATGATAGAATTCGCTGGTACCGTGACGTACGCAGAAATGGTAGATCCATCAGCTTTCCCTGCTGCAGATGTAGAAGACATGTTCAATGCCTTCGACCGTGCAGCAGACTCCTTGGAAAGTAATGCCATCCCTGAGTACTCACTTACCCGTAAAGCCTATCTAAGAAGCGGTGTTCAAGATCTCAAACCTCACCCCCTCGAGGAAATGGGGGGCAAGATCCGAGTTGTCACTCTTCACCCCGCTGAGGAGGTACAATGTGCCCGCACACTTACAAAGCTTTGGCTAAAAGCGTTGAAGAGATGTGTGGTCACGAAAGATATGCTCACAGGAATGGAGGTTACTTTGGAACAGTACAGCAAGAACTCAAGAATGTTCTCTGCTGACCTAACCGCGGCAACCGATTACATCGACCACTCTCTGGCACGACACATAGGTCTTAAACTATGTGAGGTCCTTCATCGAGAGGAGGATGTCCCCCTTGTAGAAAAGATCTTCTCACCGAAAAGGCTCCCAAGCGGGACAACCACTGCGTGTGGTGTCCACATGGGTCTTGGGCCTTCTTGGGTGATTTTGTCCTTACTCAACGGCTTCTCTGCTTGGCATGCTGGTGCGCGTAAGGAGACATACCGTGTCTGTGGAGATGACCTAGTCGGGTTCTGGCCAAGAACCGTCGTATCTAAGTACACATCCACCCTCGAACGACTTGGTTTGGTGGTCAACCATTCCAAATCCTTCTACGGGCGACTCGGTGTCTTCTGCGAGAGACTTGTGGTGCCGGACGGGTACACTGCGAAAGCCCAGGATATAGGGCATCTCAGTGCCTTGACCGCCGCCAAGTACCTTGCAAACAAGACTCACCACGCACTTGCTGTCGCTGACTCTCTGGGGGGATCCATTCTCCCCGTCGTCAGTGACGCAACACGCCGTAGGTTGCTACCAAGCAGAGTCGGACCGGGAAAGGTTAGGCACTATGGTTCAGGTGTTGGTGCATTGGAAGTAGGTGGCTTAGTAAGGCTTGCTCAAGGCCGAACTGGGCTCTACCGCCCGCAACATCTCCCAAAAATAGTGTCAAAGGAGGTCGAGGAAAATCTCACAGAACAAGGACAAATAGAACTATCCGAATTCGTGATTATTTACAAGACCGCCCAGCATCTGACTGCACTCACAGGTGGCAGTGAGCCAGATGCACCAATCCCAATCTCATTCAAGGAGTTCAAGCGGAGGTCGAGGCTGAACAGGCCTCGGAAGCATCCCCCGATTGAAACCCTCGAACGAGCTGTCCGAGACTCCAGAATCAGTCACAAGGATAAGCGTACCGCCCTATGGGTGATACGTCGATCCAAGCGACTTCCTACCGATACCAAGGCTCGCAAGCGTCTTGAGAATGTACTTTCTCGCCCCGCTGCAAAGAGGTTCCTCAAGCGTGAACTGGTTGCCCAGATCATGTCGAGGGACTTCACCCTGGGTGTTGAGAGTCGGCTTATAGACAGTGCAATGCCTCGCACTGGTCCACAGACCGGTCAGGGAAACCGAAAGGTTCCTGAACAGAGAGCTCTTTAGTGCTC